CTTCTTCAACACATTGCTTTGTAATCTTCCAACGCTTGCCAATCTCTTTGTCTTTCATTAGACACAAAACTTCTGCTTCTGATTCATGCAAACCTTCGAGCATTTGAATGAACAATGATTCACATTTAGATTGATTAAGACCAGATTGACCGCCATGGAAGAACAGATACAATTTACGATACTCTTTTTCTAAACGAGTATGTTCTGTTCCTGCTGGTGCATCATTCGGAGTGTAAGGTACTTTACCTGATGGCAAACGTGACCTAATAGTTTCGTCAAAGTTTGCAATCAAAATTGAACGAAGTGCATTTGTATTGTACTTGTTAAGCAGTTCAATTTTTTCTGCTTTTGTTTTTGCATTGCTCACTTTCTGGAGCACTTCTGAAATTAACAGTTTCATAGTTTTAGTTCAGTAGATGTGGAAATATAAAAGTTGTCAACCAAGTCAATTAAAAGATTATCTTCTAGATACTTGATAGGTATTTTCTTCTCTTCACTATTTATTGCCTCAAATTCATCTAGGATTTTATCCTGAATATCTTGTGGCGTATAGTCAAAATCAATTAAAGTTTGATTTCTTTTGTAGTTTGCACCTTCCTCTTCAGTAAAGTGAAATCCATTTGTAAAGTATGCATCACCATGATCAACCCACTGATGTAATTTCTTTTGACTGATAGGTTTCTGTCGAATACCTCTTACGAATGTATCATCTGGAGATAGGAAGTTTGGAATACCGTCAGACTTGTCACCTTTGAGAACATGTTCCTTAATGAATGCATAAGGATCCTCGGTATAGATAAATCTTTTAGTGATGGGATTGTATTGAGTAACACCAGGATACTTTTGCAACTGAATAAAATCTTTGTCACCAGAAAGAATTAAAATCTTTCCAGGATCTTTATTCATACACAAAGTAGAGATAATGTCATCTGCTTCTGCACCGTACACCTCCATGACTTTCCACTTGAGGTTATGCTTGATCTCATCTCTTATTTTATTGAGAAGATCAAAAATACTACCCCAATTGTGTCCAGATTTTTCTCTATCTTTTTTTCTGTTTTGTTTATAGTATGGAAAGAAATCTCTACGCCAATAATGCCTGGAGTCATACGCAAGAATTAACTCACCGTATTCCTCTCCATACTTTTTTTCATAACTAAACAAACTTTTAAGAATCATATGACGTACCACTGATTCTGATATACTGTCGCTATTCTTTTTAATTTGTTTTAGGTGAACCATTAGATTACTAATCATCACCTGATTCATATCAATTAAAACCATGATTAATCCTCATATTCATCGTCAGGAAACATATCAGATGTAAAACGAACAGAGTATAAGTCTTCTTTAATCAGAATACCATCATCATTATACATTTCTGGATGCATCTGAACCTCTGGTTGGTTTGCCCTAAAATAAAGTTCGGATGCTTCATGTGCAATCCATCCGACTAATGTGCCAATAAGTAATGCCCCTAAAACTACAAGAACAGTTAATGTTACTACTAAAGATGCTTCCATTGTTTTCTCCTGGTTACTTGCCTCTCCAGGTGAATTCAATATTAATCATGAATTCTTTTTTGCGGAGAGAAATTTTTCTTTTGAATCTAAAACCTTTAGGTTTGGGTTCTGGTTCCTCCCGCCGGAGCATAAGCTCTGTACCTTTATTTAGTTCAATGTCGTTCACTTTGTCCTTGCAGTTACTAGTTTTTTGTCAACAAAATAGCGAACAGTTTGCATCAATCCACCAATTTGTTTACCATCAAGAAGGATCCAAGGAAACCCATTAGCGTTGGGAAATTTCTCTTTAAATTCTTCTCGGGTAATGTCTTTACCAACAATAATTCGTTCTACATCTTGTAGTCCAGCACGTTCCATCAGTTCATCTGCTTTTACACAGTATCCACACCCAGGAGTCTTGTAAATCGTTACCTGCATTGTTCATTTTCATTGCTCTGGCAGCATAGCATAAAAAAGGAAGGGTGTCAACCCTCCCCACTTACAACATGTTCCCATGCCTTTTTAAATTTAGAATCCCAGTTCGTGCAATAGGGAGTATAAAAAGCATTCAGTGCAGCAGTAATATCAATAACACGTTGGAATTCACCAGCGTCTACTGCTTCCTGTAGTTGTTCAAGAAGAAAATTAAATGCAGTGATTTCACTGAATGCATCTTCAAGATCATTCATTACCGCCCAAGTTTTTGATGTTTCTGTTGTTTGAGTCATAATTTTGTGGATTTAGTAATTGTTTTGTATGATTAATTTATATGCTAATGAAATTCTTAAACCATTGAAGTATCTACTTGGTGCATTTGCATAATGTATAGTCTTTGCAGGAAAACAAACCATTCTATTTGGTTTATAAGCAACTACCTTGTCAGGATTCCAATTAAGATCGAGAAAAGTTAAATGACCCTGCCACTCTAGTTCCCATTCTGGATTTGGATAATATAATAAAGTGTAATCGCCATCGTCTGGATGTGGAACACCAGATTGCCCAGCAGTTTGACCGTTTGCATATATTCTTACAATCTTATGATCAGTAAGATTTAAATTCTTACAAATTTTATCATAAAGATATACTGAAAAATAATCTTCATTTTCCAAGTTGTTCATATGCCAAAATCTATTGTCATCCCTCCCCCCGTTTAGGGACCATTTTGGTCTCATCAAATAATGAAATATTTTATCTCTTATGGATTCTTGAAAGAAATCATCATAAACTTTTATTGAACCTACATCATATTCATATCTAGTCATTATTCTTTCTGTACCAGATCATAAGGTGTGAGTGCTTCGTTCAATGCCTCCAGCACATTCTCTTTGAATGAACGATAAGGAATGAAGAGTTCATCATCCTCGGTCTTATAGTCCTGGTGTGTCTCTTTGAACTGACGATCTACATCATACAACATAGATTGTACCATGTCATTGATGACTTCCAAGGTCTTTGGTGTGAGTCTGTTCCACTCATATCCAGGGAACATATCATCCTTGACACGATTCAGCAGTGCTCTCCTACAATGCCATTGACTATCAAAGATTTGGGTAAATGCTTCCCAGTCGTGGTTAGATTTGAAATGTGGAATACTCATAGTGTCTGATCGACTATAAGAGTATTATACAATAAAAAAGCACTCCTGTCAAGGAGTGCTGTGACAGTTATGGAAGTGGTCTTATTAAAGGTTTAGTGGGTTTCCTTTAATAAGAGAAATCCTTATTAAAAGTTAGAGAGCGTTGCCTCTGGGGAGCACTTCCTCTGGGAACACGAAGTTCTCATGTGGTTGGTCAACTGGTGCCATCCAAGCACGAAGACCTTCATTCAATAGGATGTTCTTTGTATAGAACGTCTCAAATTCCGGGTCTTCAGCAGCACGAATCTCCTGACTCACAAAATCATATGCACGAAGGTTGAGTGCAAGACCGATGATCCCGATTGAAGATGTCCAGAGACCCATAACAGGAACAAACAGCATGAAAAAATGCAACCAACGCTTATTGCTAAACGCAATACCGAAAATCTGCGACCAAAAACGATTAGCCGTAACCATTGAATAAGTTTCTTCTTCTTGAGTAGGCTCAAATGCCTTGAATGTATTTGATTGTTCACCATCTTCAAACAAAGTATTTTCTACAGTAGCACCATGAATGGCACAGAGAAGAGCACCACCCAGGATACCTGCTACACCCATCATATGGAAGGGGTTCAGGGTCCAGTTGTGGAATCCCTGTAGGAACAACAGGAACCTGAAGATAGCAGCAACTCCAAAGGAAGGAGCAAAGAACCAAGATGATTGTCCCAGTGGATACATCAGAAACACGCTGACAAACACAGCGATAGGACCTGAGAAAGCAATAGCGTTGTAAGGACGAATGCCAACCAGTCGAGCAATCTCAAACTGGCGAAGCATAAATCCTATGAGAGCGAAGGCACCGTGGAGCGCCACAAAATTCCAGAGTCCCCCAAGTTGGAACCAACGGATGATGTCTCCCTGAGCTTCTGGACCCCAGAGTAGAAGTAGGGAATGTCCGA